TTGTTAGCATCATAAAAGGCAATAGATAGTCCTTGATCGCCCGCATCGCGCACATGCTCCGTAGCACCACGACCATAGCCTAAGCAACAGGCCCACATGATCACCTTCTGAAGGGTCCAGTCGTGATTGCCTAAGTCGGCCTGAAATATGTTGGATTTGATGAAATCGGAACCAGACCATATGTCGATGGACTGTGTTGAGTTCCAACTACGTGCCCAGGGACAATGCTTAATCTTGATAGTTCCAACCTGGGGGACGGTGTCCCATAAATCATCTCGTATTCTAGCACCTGAGGCGAAGTGGAGAGCCATGGCTCCTGGGGTCGCGGCGCCGGTGAGGGAAGGGGTGGTGGCACATGATCTGACTGCTGCAAGCGCTTTGGCAATGTAGGAATCGGCGGCGATGGCTCCCCAATTGCCAATGCTGCGTGTTGAGTCTGTGGCAGTGTGCTTTCGGACGAGAGCATCATCACGCGCTGCGTATTCAGCAATTCCATCAGAAACTCTCCCAGCAGTGGAGAGGATCGGACCGTTAGTATCGGTTGAAACCATGGGCCAAAGTAATGGTTTCGAGGATCCAGCATCGACTGCACGGAGAACATTAGCTGGGACGTCTTCGGTAGTGAAAGCCACACGATGAAAAGCTCGCGCGAGCGGTACGCCAATCCCAGGAACGCATGCTGATATAACGGTAGTTGTAACCGCTGCAGAGTCCACAGAAGACGAAAAATCTCCATCACGGTCTTTTGGAAGACTTGGATCGCTGTGTTCGTCCCGATGAGGAATTGCGTCAATCGAGATTGGGATTCCCGCAGAAGCGGTAATACCGCTAGGGGACATGGCTGCGGCGACAGCCTGTTCCCTAGAATGTGTGGAGGTTTGGGTGTCTCCGCCACCATAATTTGTTGTATCGGTATCTATTACTATGACAATCAACGCTGAAGGGCGCTTTTTCAATCAACTCCACAGAGCGATCTAGATTGCTGCATCCGGCATAAGGAGCCATTGGGCCTACTCAAGACGGGGAGGGAGCGCCTCCCCTCAAGATATGAGCGAACCTGTCGCGCTTAGTAAGATCGGCATAACCCGCAAACCATAGCACCGCTCTGTGGCGAGCTTCAAATTGAGATGTGTCCCGACACACGATCTCGAATTCTTTTTAAAGAGGCCTTACCTCACGCAGCATTGCCAGTTGCCACTTGCCCATTCTGGGCCAATATTTGGTGTAACCAAAAACTAGTCATTTTTACCAGCGTTCATAAGCATTCAAGTCGGTCCCAGCGCCCCCAGTTTATCGTAGACGATCAAACCTTCACCTGCTTATTGCCAGCCCATTCCATGACTGGAATGTCTCTTCAGGCATATGTTAATGTGTCTTTGGTAACATTCAAACATATGCCCTGACGA